CCTTCGCCTACTGAATTTGTCGCGGTTACAGTCAGCTCGTAAGTTTCGCCGCTGGTTAACCCGGTAATTAATCTAGTTGTGCTGGTGCCATTGGTCGCGCTTGTCCAGCTAGGCGCGCCGACGATGCGCCAATAGACGGTATACCCGGTAACAACCGGGTCAAACACTAGCGGATCCCAGCTAAGCAGCAGCTCCTCAATTCCCGCCGTGGTTACGGCCAGGTTTTCTGGCGCTGTCGGCACTTCGCCTAGGCCGTTTACACGCAGCGCGCCGCCGTTGAGCAAGACGCCTTGGTTATAAACTGGGGTGCCTGTGTCTTCGCTAACAGATAGAGCGCCAGTGGCCGTAAATGCCAGGCCTCCAAAGTAGCTAGTAATTGCGCCTTGTTCGACCACTAAGCGGCCATTGGCATCAAAAGGAAGGCCGGCCAGCCAGGCGGCAGGCGGGGTGTCAAGGGTGGCGTATACCGCGCCGGCCTCATCGACAAGCAAACCCTGTGAAGGGATCCCACCGACCACGGCGCCTGATCCTAGGTTGAGCGGTAAAACGCCCCCGTTTTGGCTTGTGATTTGGTGAAAAATAATGCTCATCGTAGGCCCTGGCTTAATTCGTTACATGACCAACGAAAAAACCCGCCCGAAGGCGGGCGAGGTCAAAATTAACCATTCATATCAAAGCGGCCATGGAACATGCGACCGGAACAGGTTAAGTTTCCGGCCCAAGCCAGAATGGCTACTTCGGCGTCTTGGTTGGTTGCGTAACGACGGTTAGGGCTTAAACTCACCATATTGCGCGCGGCGTGTGGGCGATAGTGCATGTATTTACTATTCAGGAAATACGCGGTGCCAGCCGGCGCGCCGGTTCCGGTGCCGTTATAAATACCACCATCCAGCACCACGTCTGCATCCATATATTTAATGGACATAAACCCGGCATCGGCACTTTGCGTGTTAGTGAATCGCTGTACGTTTTGAAGCGCGCTCAGGTAGGTTAGCCAGAATGTATTGTCACAAGGGATTAAATCGGGGCGGTCACTGCCGCGAACTAATTGTGCCCATAACGAGTTCATTAATCCGACAATTGTCGCTGGCGTTACTTGTGCGGCGGTGTAGTTGCCTACGGCATTTTGCCAAAAGGTAAAGGTTGCCCCGTCAATGCCGCCATAAGGAGCGAGCGCAGGGTTAATCGGTAACATGGCATTTAAACCATCAATTTCTTTACCTCCAGCGCCGGTGCCATCGGAATAAATACCGCTGGTTAACAGGTTGGCCATGGTGGATTCGGCCACTTGCAAGCGGCTTTCCATCAAGTCAATCATTTGCTCTTTGCCGGCGTTTTGTAGCTGCTCTAAACCACTGATAATGGTCGGCACTGCGGCTTGCTTAATCTCAAATTCGGCGGCGCTGATCACGTCACTGATACCCACGGGTAACAGGTCGTAACCGGAATACCAGCCGGCGTTTGCGTTTTCAGCAAACGAGAGTTCTTGCATGATTTTGTAGCCACCACTGAACGTTTTAATGCGTCCACGCTCTTGCAGGCGCTTTAAAATCGCGTTGTTATTGGTGACGTTATCGGCAATTTGACGGGTGCGACTTTCAATTGTGGTCGCGATAATATCTGAAATATTGGGGTTGGCGAATGCCATAGGATAGCCCTCAGCAAAAAATGAAGTTTTCCCCCCTCAACGGCTGCAAGTCTGCTGGGCCATCGTGTAAACGGGCTGCTCTTCAATATCTGCTCAAGGCTGGGATATTGATTTTGTTCGGGTTAGCTGGTCTTTGCCTGGGCTAACTCCTAACTTTATAGTCCAATTCTGGGATTAGATCAATATCCTTTTTAATGTGCTGAATTCTTAACTCGCTCAGGCATTTTAAAAACCATGGCAACTGATCAATAACCGCCTGTACCGCCGCGCGGCATCGTTTCTCGTTAACACGATCTGCAAAATAAATGCAGCTCGGGCCATACACTCTGGTAAACCCGTGCTCCTCCAAAATTTTGCGAATTTCCTTATAGGCATTGTTGTAACTCTTCCCCGGATAATGCCCTTTTACATCATCAACACGTAGGGCAAACCTTATCGCATACATATTTATACCTGTGTTATTTTTGTGGTAGTGTGCAGCAACAAATGGCAAACAACAACACCTAATTATATTGGAATTTTCCCGCTATGCTCACCAGCGTGTGTATTTACAAAAGCCCTAGTGATTTTCCCCAACAACACGTCGCCAGGCGGTTTATCGGGGAGGAGGCCACCGAAGCGCATTATGCTCATGACGAGCTAGAGGCTGTGCGCGCGTGGGCCATAAAAGAATTAGAGGGCATTACCGGTATTCATCCCGTGTGCTTCGGTAGACACCCCGCCGATGACCCGGTTCTGCTTGAAGTGTGGTTTTAGCGGCTCATTTGATCATCCCATGCCGCCGCAATTTGGTCGCGCAGCCCGAGGGATCCGTTAACCGTTGCCCCGCGCTGAACGCCAGTAATACTGACCGCCGCATTTTTCTTTTGCTGTAGCGCCGTCTGAGTGCCCATTAGTTGCTGCTGGCGCTCGCGGTCAGCCATGACTTTGCTAACCTCCGGGTGAATCGCGCAGGCCTTTTTGTAGGCCTCCTCTAGGCTTAGCGTTTGCCCCCTGGCGGCGGCCATGTCTAAGAGGTCGGCCATATCTAGCCGCACATCCTCGATAAATTCCGCTTGTGAACTAAACGTGTTAACCGTTTGGGCAATCGCGCGCTCGGCCTCTTGCCGCTGCTGGCGTGTAAACGCTTCTTGCTGCTGTAAAATTTGGTTAACCGGGGCAAGACGCTGGTCAATTAGTCGCTCTATATCGGCATGGGGAGAGGCCTTCACCTGGCCGGCCAAAAGCCCGTCTAAAACCTCAATATCGACCCCATAACCTTTGATCAAATTCGCTATGGTTGCCGCTCGGGTCTGCGGATCCCCGCTACTTAATCGCCTCTCAGCGTCCAGCATGGTGCCTAGCATTTGAATCGGGTTCTGCACCCCGCTGGCCATCATGCGCTCGCGGTGCGGCTCCAAAACTCGGTTGAGTTCCGTTACAGCCTGGCGCGCGGTGGCACTTTGCCGCAACACTTCCTCCACCTCGCGCTCACGCTTAATGATTTGTTGTTGCGCGGCCTTGGGCAAGTTGCCCCATGTCTCACGGGCCGTTGGCGTCCACCCATAAGGCGCTTTTAGCGGCCCTTCCTTGTCTTCCTCTGCTGGGGTGGCCCCCTCTACCTTAGGCGCGCTCTTATCCGTGGGTGCGGTGGTCTCCTGAGGCGTTGGATCCTCTTTAGGAGGTGCTGTTTTGCCTTCCTCTGCAGACAATACCGGGTCGGCTGGCGTAGGGTCGGGCAAAGGCTCCACTTTTTCGGGTGGAGTGTTGTTTTGTGCTTCAAGCTCTGCTTTTTCAAACGCAGCCTCGAACGCCTGTCTCATGTCGTCGCTCATTATTAACCCCCATGTTTGGCAAATGCCTTCAAAATAGTTTCGATCCGGTCTTGTTTATTGCTCTTCCCTGTTAATAACGCCTCGCGCTCTTTCGCTTTGCGCTCAAACCACTGAGGCCCATAATCAGCGGCATTAGTCACCCCATGCCGGCGGTTATGCTCGCGCAACTGCCCACGGCTAGTAATTAACTCGCCACTTACTGGCGATAGGAATGGCTCTATATCCCCCATAATTTGCAGCCGCGCCTCATTTTCTCGCGCAAAATATTCATCTTTTGGAATTAATTTAAGGGTCACTGGGTCTTGAATCCAACTGCGCATTGGGCTTTCTCCCGTAGTTCTTAAGGCTGTTTTGTGAGGATTCTACAAGCGCCGATAAATCGTTTAATTCGTCCTCAGGCGTCAGCCATTGGTTAATGTTAAATACCTGTTGGTAACTGAATTTTTGCGCGGGATAATCAACGCGAATAAACAATTCCCCGCCCCCGCGATAATTGGCCGTAACCTCTCCAGCGCCAGTGCGTTTTTTAACTTCAGCTAAAAAATTTAAACAATTAAGCATCATGGCTGGCTCCTCTTAACTTTCTCGTAAAAAGCTTTTAAATCTGACATTTTGCGTTCGTGTTGATTGTAGCCAGCACCGGGGAATGAGGCCCAAATATTTTTAACTTTATTCACAGCCTCCTCAAAGCGCCCCGCTTCAACTAAATCAAGAGCGCGACACTCTTTAATTTGCTGAATTGCAATGGCGTCTTGAGCGTCGTGCCCAAAATCATTAAGTTTTAGCAAAGCTGAATAATGCTTGTAATAGCGGTTTAATAATTGATAGCGCCCAGCGGCAGTGCTTTTAACTTCATTGCCGTTAATTATTAGGCGAACTACAGTGTTAGGGTGTGTAGCGTATGAGCTAAATAATTTACCGCCAACTAAAACATTGTAGCCATCATCACCCCGCCCATAGGTGCCTTCACTAAATGAAATTGTATCCAAAAAAGCTTTTAAATTTTTAGAAATCACTATTATTCCCCCTGTGATCAGTCATCATTTTTAGCCTCATCCATTTCGTGCGTTTGTTCGGCCTCGCTCATGGTTTTGGCGTGTTCGGCGCCCAATTCCATGATGTGCAATTGAGTTTGTTTTGCGGCCTTGTCTAATTCCATAAAGTGGTTGGCGGTGTCTTTTGCAATCTCCACCTCGCCGGCTTGCGCGGTTTGCTCCATTGAAGTTAACCCCTTAGCGCGTTCAACAAGTAAATCGGCTTCCATTTTGGCCGCCGTTTGGGCGAGGGCGCTTTGCAGTTCGGCGTGAGTTTCCTGCAGCTTGCATTCGTGCTCGTTTTGCGTGGTAGCAATATCGGCATCCCTATCGACAATACGCAATTGATAATCTGCAGCGGCTTTTGCCTGAATTTCTGCAAGCTTGTTCTTCCCGCGCTCCTGCTCTAATTGCAATGCCGCTTGTGCGGCGGCCTGTTGCGCGGCTATAGCGGGGTCTGGCTGTTGTGGTTCTTTGTTCGCTTTTTCTGCCGCTTCAATGGCTTTGTCTATGACGCCTTCTATTTCGCTACTGCCCTTAAATCCAGCCAGGCCCCATTGCAGCAGCCGCATTAAAAATGGCCTTTGTTGTGGATCCTGCTCTAATAACGGCGCCGCTGATTGCATGAACGTTGCCAGTGCGGTGATATATTCGGTGCGCTCCTGTTTTAGTTGTGCAAAATCGGTCATGGCCACACTTTCTGGGCGAATGACCACGCGCAGCCGTGCAAGGTTTGGATCTTTTAATAGCGCAATTGCTTGCGGGGCCAGGTCGCGGTCAAATGTTTTTTCGATATTGGCTCTAAGGGCAATTGAGCGCGGGCTAAAGTGCCGGCAAATAATTTCGGCTTTAATGGCCATTAAATTACTAGCAAAGGTCGCGAATTCTTCCTGCATGGCCTGTACGCGAATGCTTGCAAATTTGGCTTTAAGTGCCGCCTGACCGGTTCCCTCATATTGCCCTTCCCCTCCCCCGCGCAGCACATCGGCCAGGCCTGTTACTTGGTACAAAAGCTCTATGCTTTCGCTTCTTAACTCGCGCAGCTTGTCTAAAGCGCCGACAATATCAATTAGCGGCATCCATTGAATTTGCCCTTGTAGGCCGCCTTTTTCGGCAAAAAGCGCCCAGCTATCGACCGGTATTAATTGATTTTCCACCCCTTCTTTAATCATGCGGCCAACACTATCGCCGGCTGCAGAATCGTAAACCCCGACCACTTTTACAGCGGCGGTGATAATTTCGATTCGGGTCTGCAAAATATCAATTTCGTTGTAGAGGTTCTGCGCCAGGTGAAAGTCTGGCGTAGGCAAATAAAGGCTTGTTGTTTGGTTCGCTAGGAAAAACGGCGGGGACGGGAAAAAGCCACTTAATTGCAGCGGATCCTCTCGCGTTTCTAAAATTTTTGTATACCCCGTGCTGTAAAAAACAACCTGGCGTTTAACCTTGTCCCAAATTTCCCAAATTTCCGCTTTTTGCCAAATGCTTTCTTGATCGGGCAGGTCTGCAGAATCTCGGGTGTCGTTTACACTTTGTCGCTTGTATACAAGCTGTTTTGCTACTTGCTCGCCAAACCGCTTAGTGGCCTCGTCGCGGTTTAACCAACTGCGATAGGCAAGCCAGGGCAGCGCAGACCATGTGCGCGTCCAGCCCCATAACACGTCACGCCAGTGAAAATACTCTACGGGGGCGTCCTCCCACGCTAATTCTTCTTGCCCCTCACTAATGGTGGTGGTCTCGACCTCATAGCGCACCCTGGCGCATCCTAGGCCCGGTAAAAGCCGATCTTGCAGGCAGGCCCGTAAAACGCATGTCACGCCGTCATTGTCGTCTTGTATGTCATTATTTAACAGGCGCTCCATTATTTCAGCAGCTACCCGGCTAACATCATCGTCTGGATCCGCATAGCGCCGGCTCACATCCACGGTGGGCACATTGCCATAAAGCATGGATTGCAGCGTAACCACATTGCTATGAAAAAGATTTAGCCGCGCCCCGGTATTTTCGTCTAGTGCATCGGGGCCGCCGCCAGCGGTGCCGCGCTGGTCAATGTACCGGCGCACCACACGATCACCTTGCTTGTGCCACTGTCTGAGCCTGGCCATAGCCCCGGTAATTTCCTCGTTCCAATATTGGTATTGCCCATCGGGTGAATCGGCATAGTCGGTGCGGCTCTGAATTGTTGCGCTCATTATCTAATCTCCGGCATGGGCTGCCATGCGGTTGGGCGCTTTTCGCGCTCGTTTTCAAAATAGTTATCAGGTTCGCCTTCGCATACCGCTATTTGAAGCGAAGCGTAAACCCACGCCTCATCCATTGGATTCCAAATGCCTACCACGGCATTAGGGAATCCCACATTTAATATAATAGGTTCATCAAGTGGTGCTGTATCCATTGACCGCCAGCCCATATCAACCTCCAAAAAATAGCCAAACTAAAAACGCGACCACAAAAAAGAACCACAATAACTCTTCTAAAATATTCATATTCGCCCCGCCATGGTTTTTCTCATGCGGTCTCGCTCCGCGTGTAAATCGTTAAGCGTGTACGTAGTTAAGCGCGGGCCTTCCGGGGCCGGTATATGCTTGGTGCGCTCCATGGCCACCACTTCTTTAACCACTAGCGCGAAGTATCGAAAAGCGTCTGCGCCGTCGCTCGCCCAGTTATGCAGCGGATCCGGGTTAAAGCTTTTGGTTAACTCATTATATTTTCGCGAATAAGCGCGCAGCGCCTCGATACCGTGAAAACACTTCTCCCCATCAATTAGGCAGTGGGGCAATACTTTGCGCACCGCATCAATGCCGTGCTGCACTTCAAGGCGGGGCACTTTGCGGCAGGGAAAACCGGCTTCAAGCATTTGTTCAATGGTGCTGCGCTTGGTGGCGAGGGTCTTGGCCACCGCATCATGGGGCAACCATACCTCCTCATATTCGTAGCGAAGGGCGCGCAAGTGGTCGATGTAATGCTCAAGGCCTTTGCCCTGATTTTCGTAATAATCAATAACATGTATGCCGGTTGGCGTTTCCTGCCAAAACCACATGGCGGTGTTATCGGATCGGCCAAGGTCGCAGGCCACTTTCACCGTGTAGCGCGGGTTATATTTAACGATGCGGGGTTTAATTCGCCCGTTAATTTCCATTTGGCTGATAATGGCCGCGTAGTAAGTACCCAAAAGAGCTGCGGTAAAACTGCATTCCATTTCTTGCTCGAATTCTTCCTCACTCATTTGCGCTTTCATTTCTAAAAGCTCAGCCGGGTCTAAAATTCCACTCTTGCTCGCTTTTAGGGTGAGGCTAAACCAGCCAGGCTCCTCTAGGCTTCGGCGGTATATTTGATAAAAATGGTTCTTACCCTTAGGTGTGCCGATAAATAGCGCCCAGCCTTTACGGTCGGCCAGCGTTGGTAAAACAACTTGGCCCCACAAACTAGGGCGGGCGTCGCCGTACTCATCCAGCACGACACCATCAAAATACAGCCCGCGCAATGCGTCTGGGTTATCGGCCCCATAGAGCGTTATCCATGCGCCGTTGGGTAATTCAATGCGCAAAGCGGATTCGCGCACCTTAGTCGCAAAATCTTTGCAGGCCTCTTTTAAATAGCCCCATGCAACATCTTTGGCCTGCCGGTAAAACGGCGCGATATAGGCAAAGCGCGCATTTTTTTTCGCGGTGAGTAAGGCCCTTAAAACCAGCTCGTTTACACTGCTTACTGTCTTGCCGGCGCGGCGGTGGCAGACCATGCAAGCCCATCGCTGCGTTCTTTGATGCAGCGCCTTAAATTGCTCTCTTGGTTCATAACCGAAAACAATATCAGCCATGCGGGCGCGTCGCTAAACGTATTAATTGTTCGGCCTCTGGCGGCACATTTTCATCAAAAATAACTCTGTCAAACGATTGCCCTCTAAGGCGCTCTCGATTGTCCGTTTCTAATATCAAAAGAAACGCCCCATTTGGGGTTTTAACTCGCATGTTACTTAATAATTCCCATCCATTTTCTTTGGCCGCTTCTACCACGTAAGGCCAAATAATATGCCAGGCATGGCGCCGCGTAGTGGTGGCAAAAACAATCACCTCGCCGGCTTGGGCTATTAGCGCTCTGCGAATTGCAAAATGTAATTGCGCTTGCGTGAAACGGCCAATCTTAGCCATCAAGTGCCCCTTTGGTTAGTTCCACGCCATTAATTACCACTGTGAATTTCCCGCCGCCCTGGCCACCGCCTTGGGTCATTCTATTTATGGCTTCAATTGCCCTAATGGATTCTTTTGGGTTGGTCTTTTCGTTATCAATTGCGATTCGCTCAAGCATTGCTTGCCGAACGCGCATAGGCAGGCCGTCCTGCATGATGCGCAAGTGGACAAAATAATTAATAAGGGTTTTGCCTTCGACTTCCTCAGTAAAAGCGCGCAATTTTTTTTCATTAATACTTAATGAATTAGCTAAACTTCTTAGAGGCTCGCCGCTGCTATAGCGCCTGGCGAATTCGACCTGCCAAGGTAAAAATTCCTTAGCATATTCCGCAATTTCTAATTTTAGTCTGTATTCGTCTTGAACGAATTGATCATTTCCTGCATAGTAAAGATTGTTTTGTAACCCTGAAGGCATTAATTCCCGGCTTGCCTCGCTCAGAATTATGTCTTTAGTAGCCATACACAGAACCCACTTAACCTGTGCATATAACACCTATCACAGTTTTGGGGGCTTGGCTATGCCTAATGTAAATGAGTATTTGCACTTGTTAAATCAGGTGGATGAGACCGCAGCCGGATTCAGAAGCAAGATTAACTCATGCACTATGGTCGAATATCGACTACTGGCCGCCGCGAACAATAACCCCGGAATGCACCTCAAGGAGTTAAGTTCACAGCGCCACCTATACCCGCAAGGTATTGGGCGCCTGGCAGGCGGTATGAAAAATCGCGGCTTAATTGAGATCCAACGCGACCCGGCAGATGCTCGCGCGCGGAATATCATTCTGACCAAAAAAGGCCTGGCGGTGCTCGACCGCTGCAATGAAGAGTTAAATCACCTACTAAAAAAGGCAAAAATATGAACGATTTAGATATTGAAAACGAGATACAAGCCAAAGGGTTAACCGCCCCACGCATAACCCTAGACGATATAGAGAACACGATAGATAGTGAAGGATTCCATGTGTTCCCCGGCACCACTCTAACCGTGTGCTGCCTCAAATTAAAAAATGGCTTCACGGTTACAGGCGAGAGTGCTTGCGCTAGCCCGGAAAATTTCGATCAGGAGTTGGGCCGCAAAATTGCGCGCGAAAATGCCAGGCAGAAAATATGGGCACTAGAGGGCTATTTGCTACGGGATAGGCTTTCACGGGCCTAAAGCTGACGATTGAAGCGCCAACGCAAAGGTGCCATGATGGTGCGTAGGGGGATCCCTCCCGCTAAGGGGCAACCTATGCTAGGCATTAAACCGTTTAAGATTGTCTTCAATTGGGGCAAGGATAGGCGACGTAAGCGAGCACAAACACCCACCGACATGGTGTTGATTAAGTGTCGTCGGGTGCGCAGTGATATTGATTACGAACTAAAGCTTGCCGTGTTCGGTATTTACATCCATTTAAAAATTACTCCTCACAAGAGGGCTAATTGATCCCCAAGGTAGATCACATGGCAAGCCAGGTTGCGGGCCATTGCCTTATTGGCAAGGCGCTTGGCTGTGTGGTCGCCGTCCTCCTGAAAAACTATGGCCAGCTCAGATAGGCCTAACAGGCGATCATCCCGCATTGCCGGCGCGTGATTGCCATAGAGTTTAAAGTTCGGCTTTTTGATAAACAGGGTAATGTTTTTTTCTCTGGCGTAATCATCCAATAAATCGTGCTTATGTGGTGTATTTATTTGGATAATTTTCCACGGGTCTAGGATGCTGTGTAAACGGTCTGGATTGTGAAAACTGCTTGGCACATAAACCAGTGCTCTCACTCCACCTCCTTAGCGTCGCTAAAGGCTGCATCGACTTGTCGCAGTATATCCTCTGCTACTTGTTTCCACTCGGCAGGTGTCATGTCTGGATCAGACATGATAATAGTCTGCCCACCCGGCCCAAAGGGCAGGTAAATAGTTGCTTTTATTGGATCCATGGGTGCACTCAGCAAAAATCCCCCCTCATTTACGGGCGGCATAAATGGGGGGGCCTTGCCCCCGAAGAGGTCTACTAGACGGGGAATACAAGATTAGTTGGCTATTGGGAAATTATCAACCCACGTTGGGGGCTTCTTCTATCCTGGTAATTAAATCTACCCCCACTTCTTTTAATGCCCTGGCTATGAGTACAAAACACATTTGGGCGGGGGTGTCGGGCATGTGCATATCTTCAGCATAGCTAAATTCTTTGGTTTTCAGGTGCAGCGCGACGCGCTTGCAGCCGTCCTCGTCGTCAATATCCATTAGCTCAATAGTAAACCCGGCCATGCTTAACCCCCCTCATCTATGAATTGTGGGCCGTCCTCGCGCAAAATAGGAATGCCGTATTTATCTTTAATTAACGCGGCAATATCCCGAAGCATCCGCTGCACGATCCGATCTTGGGTAAAATTTCCGTCACTTTTTCTTTTCCTAAAGTCGATAATATCTAGGGTAATTTTGGCTTCTGCCACTTTTCCGGTTATGCCTTCTTCACTCATAGTCAAAATAAATTTCGGCACTTTTGCGCTCCAATATTTTAAATAACGTTACGGTTTGCATATAGCGTGATAGCTTTTCGCGAACCCATTTTTGTTCAGATCCAATTGCAACCTTTTTATATTCTTTGCACAGCGCTATTGCATCCTCGAAAAGAGCCAGAAGGGCGGGCACAATATATTCTTGTTTTTCGCTGCCAGCCAAGCTTACGTAAACATCCATGGACATGCGTATTTTTTTGCTAATGATATAAATGCTTAACTCTAAATCTTCCTCCTCCTGCTTTGTCATAATTACATAGCCTCAATCATTGCGGAAACGATAGAATCTATTTCCCCTTGCATGTCGCGGGCCTCTGGCGATTCTTTGTCTTCTATTGCGCGCAAAGCCTTTTCTAGTTGGTGAATTCGCTCAACATTGGCCGCAACCTTGATTTCAGATTCTTTATCAACGCGCATCGCCTTGCCATCTTCCCCCACTGTGTAAACGCGGGTGCTAACACGAACCTCTGACTCCTCGTCGTTGTTCTCCTCCTCCTCGTCGTCCTCTCCTGTTAATCGGTCGTGAACGCGCTCAACCAAATTTTTAAGATCATCGTAAAACGCTTTTGAGGATCCCAAATTAATTGCATGTAAAAACAGCATTTCTTCTGCCAGTTCTGCCGGCGATTCGTCGGCTTTTTTCGACATAAAAATGGATCCCTCTTTGCCTTCCTGTTTTAGCCTAATAACCGTGCCTTTTTTTACTGTAAATACCATAAAGCCCCCTAGTGCTTTGTTTCTGTTTTTGAAAAATCTCGAAGCACGATCCCTTTGGATGCGCACCAGTCTTCTACAGCTTTAAATACAATATTGGCGTTAATCTTTTCGTTTGTTTCGTATTCCATGCCAGGGGGGAAAATTCCCGTGGTAACAATCCCAATTGATACTCCTTTCTCGTGATCTTTAAAAACCATTGTAAATTCAGCCATTGTCTTCTCTCTCGAATACGGTTAACTCTAATCCAAATTGTCGTTTAAGCTCTTCCGCTAATTCCTCGTACAGCTCGGCCACCTTAGAGGTATGCACATCAAGTGCATGTTCATGGTGCCGTTTTACTTTTACTTCTGTCATTCCCGGCGCTCTGTCGATAACCCTAAGCTCTATAATCATCATCTAACCTCATTCTCAAGGGCATTCAAATAAGCGTGTAATAGTGCGTCGGCGCATCGTCGGTGCACCTGCTGGCATTTCACAATATTCCCCTCCTCAGTGCCCAAAATCGGCGCCAATAATATTTGCCCTTGTTCGGCGGTTTGGCATAGCGGGCACACCTCATTATTGGAGGTGTTCATCCCCTCAAAAAATCGCATTTATATTTCTCCTCGCACCATTAAATACAGCAAGTAAAGGTGCATACATACAAAAAGAAAAGAGCCAAAAGAATATCCATAGCGCTTTCTGGTGTAATGCCACCAGCACATGTGCAAGTGGCCAGCGGCGGCGAAGGCCTGAATAAACTCATAAAAATATTGTTTCATGCGGGAAAAAACTGGCGTATGTCTTTTATTCTGGTGCGCTTTTCTCTTTTGCCTAGCCCCACTATCGCGGTGAATGCAACCCAATTAATCATGGTCGATTTAACCGTTGGGGACTCAAGTGCAAACATATAATGCAAAGTGCTTGCCTCGTTGCAATAAATTTCGGGATCCTCAAATGAGCTAAACACACGGCAGGTTAGCGGCCTAAATTCATAAATAGAGCACTCGCCGTTTTTTAAAAATGTACAGGGGGCGCCTTTTAATGTTTCAACCGTGAGTATTTTTTCATTCTTTAAATTAGCTGTTTTGCCGGTTTTAGCCTGTATATACAGCGCCTCGCATTCAGTAAGCCCCACCGGCACATGGCAGCAGTAGGAGCAACCGCGTTTACACGTCGTATGCGGCTTAACATCAGTGGAGTGGATTAAATCAATAATCTCGATGGCGCGATCCATGACCTTAGTTATTTTTTCTTTTTTGCGGATTAAATTCCGCACCTCCTCAATCCATAGCACACCTTGAGCATGGCTAAAGCTTGAGACAAGCTGCGGCAGGGGTCGGTCGGTGGCGATAGGTTCCATTTATCCCCCGCTCGCGGGGATTTTAATCTCTCCCTCTTTAGAGCCGGTTTGATCGTGGGTTAACTCGGGTACGTCAACGCCCGCCTCGCGCATTGCGGTTGCGATTAAATGGAACAAATAATCAATGGGCTTGCAGTCATTCCAATTTTCCGTTGTGACCTGATCCACGCCGTCACAGCGCAGCTCAAGCCGTATCCGATCCCCTTCCTCTTCCGCTCTTAACAAAAATTTCGCCATGTGTGGGCCTCCCCTCAAAAATTGCAAAATAACACATGTATAAAAGCGCCTCTACCATTTTAGGTGCCAAATGCACACTTTCTTATGATAGAGTTTCCGCCTCGTTTACGCGTTACGGTGATCTATGGTTAGCCGAAGTATTAAAAAAGCCCTTGCCGCGCCTCCTGGCCTCTTTCGCGAGATACCCATACCTGAGATTAACCGCGCTATGGGGTTTATCAAAGCGTGGGCCAATAATCGCTATAAAGTATCAATTGCCCTGCAGCCCTTTGAGGGGCGCCTTGTAACTAAAATGCTTGTGTCCCGTATTGACGATAAACCAATACCTAACCATTGGTCTGAACTGCAAAGGCTTAAAAACCACTTCCTAGGTGAGGAGGTCGTGGCCGTGGAGTTCTACCCCAAAGCCTCTAAACTCGTTGACCTGGCGAACGTCTACTGGCTATGGGTGCTTCCTGAACTGCAAGACTTTGGGCTGTAGCGTCGCACTGCGCACCGCTGTTTTGCGAATACTAATCAGCTCCCCCTTGCGGTAAATCTCAGAAGGCCCCCACGGATTGCCGGCCAACAATATCCCGGTTAAATAAATATCCACGGGCGGCTCAACCACTCGCAATATAAATGAGTGGTTAAGCACCGTTGTAATCCAATAATCACCGGGCAGAAAATCCAATGCGCTTCTTAATCTCTCGTATATTTTGTTCAGCTCGCCTTACCTGCCAGGTTAAATGCTTCACCCGCTCTAGCGCGCGCTCGCGGCGGTAAATATCCACCGGGTTAATGCCGTCCTTCACAAGGGCATAGGCCTTATTTCTTAAATTTATAGCCTGCCTGATCGTTATTCTTGGGTAATGCCCTATTCTTAACGTGTACATTAACCCGTGATAACGGTAGCAATAACGCCAGCACAAGGAGCCTGCCGGCGTTACTTCAAGCTGAAGTCCATTTCTATGCGTTAAATAAAAGCTTTTGTCCATTGGTATAATGCGTTCAATTATTTGGTCAGTCAGCATTAGGCGACCTTGCTCAACAATCGTCGCCCTTTTGCTGTAGCGGTTACATACGCTATTCGCGAGTCATCTTTATTAAGTGTCCGTTTAATTAATTTCTCCTGTGATAACACCGCTAAAATACGCGATACAGACGGGCGGTGCATCCCAGTATTGGCGGCCAATACGCCCACCTGAATAGGCTCAATAGAGTTTTTTAAAATTGTCCACTGCTCACAGGTTAGCCCGGTTGCGGTCAGCCGTTCGGCTAGCGCTGCCCGTGCGCGATTCATGGCGCGCTGGGCAAGTGTAAAATCCTCTTCAATCTGTAAAAGAGAGTTCATTTAATGCCTCGTATGCTCGTTTAGCCATAATATCTAACATGCCGTCTAAAATTTCCTCGTCGCTATCCTCCAAAAACATTTCATGTAATTCAGGATCTTTTTCCATAGTTTTGCGAAAATCCCTAATCAGCACTGTGCCCAGTGGGCCAGAAACGGTGGGGCGCAGCTTGACGCGCAACATACAGGTAATAATAAATTTGGCTGGATCCCCGGTAATAACAAATTCTTCTCTATTAGCCGTTGATAGCATCTTTAATAGTGCGGCCCCGTAGCGCATAGCATCAACCGGATCTAATCGCCGCACCGCTGGCTTTAATTCCTTCAATAATTCTGGTAATCGGTTCTCTTCCTTTAATTCAACAAACATCGGGTGCACATCGCATATCACGGGTGTTTTGGTTATGCGCTCATACGCCATGCACTTAGTAATAAAAATTGCTTTTTTCTCTTGTGGCGTTAACAGGTTAAGATCTTCCCAGCTTTTTGCTCTAATAGAGTCCGCTAAGGAGGGGAAATATTCGATTAATAACTCGGTTAACTTATCGTGGTGTTCTGGCGCCATTAAAAAATCATTAATTTCCTCAATCACACAAGGTCTCCCTGCTCTAATTTTTCGATAAGAAGGCGGCCTAGTATAGGCTTGGGGAATGATCCGAATACCTTGGCCAGGGTTGGCCGTTCTTCTCTGGCGAATTCAAGGAAGTCATCAGCTAATGTGTTAGGAATATTATCCTCTATCGAGTGTTCCTGATTTATTAGATGTGTTGCTGCGAGGATGAGCCGGCGCGAGCGACCACCAAAAACTGGGGTGGCTAAACTAAACTCTTTGTTGAATATAACTTGTTCAATTTCTAGGCCGATTTCAGGGTTTATAGTTTTTATCTTGTTTAAAATATGATCGGAATAGCCCGCCTTCAGCGCGGCCACCACATCTTCATTGGGACGGGTCAGCCCTAACTTGTTAATCATTTCCTCTGGCAGCCTGGCAACCGCCTTAACCATTGATACCTTAAATGCCTCTTTGTGTTCGCTGGCGTACAAAACAGCGGCGCGCTCGGCGGGGTCGTCATACTCTACCATGACCCGAAAAAACTCTAGCATGGCGGGCGGGCTGGTGGTGAAAACTTCGGCTAGGATCAATCGGGTTATTTCGCTTTGATCATCTTCTGTTAGATCAAGGTTAGTTAACATGGTACACCCCTCAGGGAAAAATGCTAAACTAACACACGTATAAACTATAATCTAGCCACCTGAGAAAATCATTATGCCTATGTCCTTCCCTGATCTTGAATCGTTAAAACACGCTGCAAAAGTGCACAATTTCCGCGAAATGCTAGAAGGCGAAAGCGAGGAGCTGTACCGCCACAACCTGGCCGACCATGTGACGTCCTACAGCAACATAGAGGGGCATGAAATACGCACAGGGAAAGGGTGGGATAAATGGACCGCCGAAGACAACGTTAACTTGTTTCTCTACGCCGCAGCAGCTCGTCACGGGCTGCTCGCTGAACCCGACCCAACGACAACCACAGCGGCTCCTGACTCGACCAAATAAACGCGGGATCAGTGGCCACCTTGCGGGCGGTATCCTCTGGGGCAATAAAAAACATGTCCAAGATAACCAGCCAAAACCACCGGTAAACAATTAGCTCTTCCCACTCGGTTGGGCGGGTGGCCAAAACATCCTCCAAATCTTCCGTGCTCAGCAACTCAATGCGCGACCCTATCAGGCTCCCCATCAAACCACCCTCAGGCATTTAACCGTGTCTTGTGGGTTGGCTATACCGATCCACTGCATGACCCCAACCCCGTTAGCGTCAGCGACCACATACTTATGGGGGCCAAAAACCCAATCTAAATATTCCTGGCTTTTCTCTACAGTAACTTGCTTACCATGAGCAGGGCCGCCAATCATCACCCGCGTCAAACTTGCCATATTAATCTCCTAGAATCATGCAAATATGAGGAGCAATCTAACTAGCAGCTCCTCAGGTTTGCCGCATCATTTCCCCTATCGCCTGGGCCGCAATCAGCTTGGCCTCAGTCTGAAGGGCATCAACCGCCGCGCAGGCATGTCTATGCGCTAACTGCGCCTCGTTCCAAGTCGCCGTCCTCCAGCACTGCTCATTCAACGGGCCACCAAAAATCATGGTCTCAAACAACAAAGGCCGGCCCGATCCCCAGTTATGATCCAGCCCTAAAAAAACCGTGCTTATCCGTACCCTCGCGACCTCCTCCCCACCAACATTCGCGACCAAAACGGTATTGGCCACTGTGCGGTCGGCCTTTTCAAGCCACTCGGCCCAAGCCAAAGCAGACCGGATTCGTACCGGCCTCCTGTTGCGCAATATGTAGTACATGTTAAGTCCTCAGTTAACGCAATTTGCGGAATTTGCGGCAAAACAACCCATAATCGGCTCAAACCCACGTGGCACTAGGGCTGCAGCCGTTTTTCAGTTTGCGGAATAGTTGCGGATTTTTGCGGATTTCCGCAATTATTCGGAGCTGCTGCGAGCACTTTGCGGGGCTAGCCCCCGGCTCCTCACCTCCTTGTGCACAGCCCCAACCACTAAACCCAAACAAAACCACATCACCTCCTGCAACCACGGCTCAAGCACAAACTGATCATCCTTCCCCTTAACAAAAAGCGCTAACTTTTCCTCAACCCCATCCATCCGACCCCTATACCTCGCTAACACTTCACCAGTTACCAACCATAACCCCGGATAGGCCAAAAGCTCATCCATTTTTCCCGGCGCCGGCACCCAGTCCAGCAGCCGACATAACTCATCGTCGCCAATGCCAGGCAAAACATCATCAACACCCATAAAACCCCCGCAAAAAACCACACAAATGCACGCAAATTACCATAGGATTGTGGCCGCACTGAACTCGGCACAGGGGTGCGCTGGTTTTTTCATAGCAGTTGAGAACCTAATCCCAACATAGTACCCAGCATCCCTACTCTGTCACCGCCGGTTCAATTACAACACGCCGCGCATCAGCCTACGCATTCACAATCACCACCAGTTTAACCACGGGGGGCCACTTTTGGAGGGTTTTTGTGTGAATGGGATCGGAACGCGCAAAAAAAA